TGAGGAGTGCCCAGGAACACAATCTCCCCACCGGGTTTAATAACGGAATCAAACTCCTTAATAGATTCCCGAAGCTTGTCTCGGATTAGTTGAGTTTCACAGCTCTGTGGGGTTTCAACGTCATCTGCAACGATAAGGTCAGCTCTAGAGCCGGTAATTTGCCCGAAGATGCCACTAGAGCGCACTGAAGGGCTTTGATCGGGCTTTGCGCCGTAAACATCAAAAGCAACTTTTGAGAAACGCTGAGTGTCGCTAGGGAACAAGTCCTTGACCATGAACCAGTTTCGAAGCAAGTCATGACAAAACACACTGAACGCGTCTGCACGGTCTTGAGCTGCGGAGATCACCAGCACTTTACAGTCAGGATCACGACGCAAGCGCCAGAGCACATACCCTGCAGTGAGAAAGGACTTACCACAGCCTCGGTACGCCATGATGATCCTTCTGCTGGGACCTGTCTGCAGGTAATCAGCAACTTGGTATTGGATTGGTGTAGGGCTAGGAAGCCGTAGGTAGTGCCACAAATGAGTAGCAAAAACAGGAAAACTCTCAACGGCCTCCTGGATTATTTGTTCAGTCTGATTTTTGCTTCTTGCCACTAGCCCACTTGAAAACTTGACTGAGGTTATTCTGCAGGATAAAAGTCATCCTGATGTAGTTCAAAAGCAGCTCCTCAAGATCTGCTCGGTTTACTTGGTCTAGTTCACGCCTTATGCGCTCTAGCCGTAGTTGCTGTTCCATTGTCGGAGTCAAGCAAACAGCAGGTGGCATATCTACATCGCTATTGGGTAGAGCTGCGTAAATCTCGTCGAACTGATCCATCTTGAAATTACGTTTTTACGTTCCTCACAGTAGTAAGGTTTGCGCTGATACCACATCATCCAATGCTCAGAGCCCTTGCTGTGGTTACAACGGTTGCAAGCTGGAACAACGTTTGTTGATACGTCCTGGCCACCACGAGTCTTGGGGTGTACATGATCAAGCGTTAACTTGTCACTTAAACAGCCGCAATAGGCACATTTATGCCCAAAGGCTTCTTTGATTGATTGTCGCCACTGAGAAACCGCTTCTTTGCGTTGTAGAGCCGAAAGGTTAGCCATCGCCTCGTCAGGGGTTAGGTACACAAAAACCCCAGAAGGTGTTGTCACCATTCCGGGGTCTTTGCTTGGTACATATAGGAGGATTAGTTCCTAAGCACCAATATACGATCTAACCTTTTTAATATCTACTTCTGGAAGAGAAGAAATCATTTCAGAAATAGCAGATACATCACCGCCATTGAGAGCAGTAATACCTTGGTCTTTGAGAAATTTAATTGCGTTAGCAAGATCACTAGCTTTAACATCGTCCCTGTTCAGCTGGTCGATCAACTTAGTTGCAACCAAGCGGTGCAAACCATATAGATCGCTGTCTGAAGCAAGACCTTCTGTACTATTTAGTGACTTTTTTGGCGAAGCTGCCATAGAGCACTCGGAAAAGTTTCAACAACAACTGTACGATGCTGTTTTCCTTCAGCTTTGACATCCCAATAATTTCAGAGATAACAAAAGCCAAAGACCAGAAAGTTGCAAGTACTGCAGGATCAGAAAAGTTCATAAAAGTAGAGGTAGCGCTACGGCTTAATAATAACTGCCCAACCACTAGTTGGTCCTTCTATAAGCCAACGTTTGTTCCAGTTCTTTTTGTTATACGACACTTCTTTACCTTTTGTGTGATTTACATAGCCACCGTTAAGAAGATCAGCCTCCCCATTGGGGTCGTGAAATATCCAACTATTTGTCGTATACCCAATAGCCACAGAATAGTGCCCACCCCCTCCAGGAGCCCCTACAGGACCCTTGTGAAGCCATCCGCACACTACAGGTCGTCCAGCATCAATCTCAGCCTCTAGAAGGGCTTCTGAGGCTCTCTGAGTAAACGTAGCGTTTAACCCAAGGAATTTAAGGGCCTTAAGCTGCGCATTTACGTCTGTTGAGTCGCCATAGACGCTTCTGATTTGGTTATAAACATTATCGTTTTTACACTTGCCATAGAACCGTGCAACCATTGCACAGGAACTTGAAAAGCACTCACGATATCCGGTAGGTCCGTTGTCAAGTTGATATTCGTAAGGAACCTTAAGTAAGTGCCCCTTAGCAATAGTATTTTTAGGTCCTGACCGCCACAGATCAGAAAACTTTGCCATGGTTCCTGGAGGAATTTGATCCTGCAAAAAGTCCAAAGCAAAGTTTTGATGCTCTTGATTGTTGTAGTACTTAGCTACGTCACGAAGAGAAATGTCGGCCATTAAAAAGAATGCGATCTAACTTTTCATCAATGTGTTGGATCTTCTTATCCAGTCGATCCATCATTGGCATTAACTCGTCCTTTCTAACAAACTCTTTGTGAAGTGTCATCTCAACAGTATCAAGACGTTGATCTAGTTCGCTGTGCCTGCGGTGAGTCCAAGCAAAAGTACCGCCACCAATAGTGGCAAAACCAAAAAATAAGGATAAAAGAAAGGATGGGTCCATGATTAAACGCCGCGCAAACTAGACGGAAGTCCCTTTTTAATGCGGTTTATATTGCGATAAAGATTTTGCGTAGCAGGACCCATAGAAGGAGATATAGGCATTGTTTGTGCTCTTACATATTCAGCAGAAGTTCCTGGCCGATCTGGAGCATCAATATCAGGAGTCATATCAAAACTAATACCAGCTACTTTAGTAACTTTTCCTGGCTTTTTAGCGTAACCGTTTGCTTCGCGCATAACTATTTACCTTTAGGAACACAATTAGGGACAGTTTTGGTACCTTTCTTTTTAGTACCAACCATTTCGTAGCCTTTCCAGCAGGGTCCTTTAGCCATGATTAAGCTCCTTTAAGTTTTGTGTTGTACTGACGGCCACGCCAAGTAAATTCCTTAGCACCCTGTTTACGAGCGGTACCAAAAGCGCTGTCAAAAGAACCTTTATCTTGCTTACCTTGATATTCCTTTTTGTTCCTGCTGTACTCTTTATCCAGTTGAGCTTTAGTCATCTGTTGAGCTGCAGCGGGACGGGGATTAGCTACATCAACAGTTGCAGCTTGAAGCAACGTAGCAGCCCTACCAAGAAATTGAGTTGCGTTACCAACTGCTTGCTCCATAGGAGAGCGGCGCATAGGAGCGTTTTTAGCTAGATCAGTAGGCACGTAACGAGTTAGCTCAGGATGCCTTGTAGTGTCTCCTGTGGCCCTTACAGTGTGCGTCATATAACCATTACGACGCTCTCTAGGGGGCGGTAAGGGGCTGCTGTTATTGCGGTTGGGGTTCCGTGGCCCCTCCATAGTCAAACCACCTTGCTGGCCAACACGGGCGTTAGTGGTGCTCTGAGGGCGGCTACCAGAAGGACCCTGCAACACACGACCAGTAACGCGCTCATCACCACGAGCCCTAGCAGCCTCTACAGCCCTACGGTCAGCAGTATTCTGTAGTCGCGTTTGAGGACGCCTCCCACCTGATTGAGCCATAACTATTTGGTCTTATAACCTTTACTCATTTTGCCACCTTTTTTACTATTACCTTTAACAACTGGTTGCCCAGCAGCTTTAGCGTGTTCTACCATTTTCTTAGCAATCTCAGGTTTCTGAGAAAACATATAACGTTGCTGTTTAGCAGATTCAAAAGGCACGATAATGACCTTCAAACAATTCTTTACTAAGTGTATCGAATCCTTAATTATTTGGCTTGAAACAACTTGGCGTGAAGCTAAAACAGAAGCAAATTTAAATCAAGAAATTCGTAAATACCATGAAGCAGCTGAGGAGTTAGACCCCCAGCTGCAACCAGAAATTACTGAAAATGGCGTTTTTGGCGAAGACGGTTGGTATATAGAAATACGTAACCCTGTTATCGACCCTGACCTCGATAAGCTTTCTGACCGTTTTTAGGTTTGCTATTTTTACTAGAACCCTGAGTCGTTTGCTTAGGTTTTGGAGGCAGTTTAATTGCCTTTCCGCTAGCTGTTTTACGGTTAGCCATTAAAGCCCGAAGAGAGTTTTAAGTTCATCCACAGTCAACCCAGCGGCCTCAAGCTTCTGCTCGGTCGTCAGCGGAGCCGGGGGCGCAACAACAGGTGAAGGCTCGGGGGTGTTGCCAGCTGCAACCCAATCCAGAAACGCGACGTAGTCGGTGTTGGCGGGGTCGGGTGGGATGAAGGCGTTGTCCGCAAGGCGGAGGATGGTGTTGCCGGTAGTTAGTCGGTAAGTCATGAGGGTTACAGCTCCGCAGTAAATTTCAAATTTGAATAAGTACCCAGAGCAGATGATGTGCCAATAGTATAAGTCCCGGTTCTAAGTATGACGCCAGATGTACCCGTTAGGGGCCCATATTCTGTGTTCATATTTCCGTTGTCGGTATATGTATAGGTGGCAGTGGGTGCCGCTCTCATGTTTACTGGAAAAGAAGAATGGGAGCGAACTTGAACTACGCCAGCGCTACTTGTTAATGCAGCAAGCTCTACCCCCTCGCCTTTTGCAAAATAATACCTCTGACACAGACTTAACTCCTGCCCGTAGCTGCGGCGTTCAAAACCACTGGCAACCATGCCAGGCTCAAGCTGC